ACAGAGTATGGGTTCACTCACACTTTGGCACTAACGACATTGATGATATCTTTACCAAGCTTCGCTTTATGATTATTGGTTGCGATTGTAAATGGATAGTGGTCGATCACTTACATATGCTAGTCAGTGCAGTACATGAAGGTGATGAGAGACGAGCCATTGATGCTATTATGACTAGGCTAAGAAGTTTAGTTGAAGAGACTGGTGCAGGTATTATACTTGTATCACATCTTAGACGTGTCGATGGAAACAAAGGTCATGAGAATGGTATTGAGGTAAGTCTCTCTCATCTACGTGGCTCTAATAGTATCGGTCAGTTATCCGATTGTGTTATTGCATTAGAACGCAATCAACAATCAGACGACCCAGATGAAGCTAGGACTACAAGACTACGTGTACTTAAATCAAGATACACAGGTGATGTAGGTATGGCAGCTAGAGTTATCTATGATGCAGAAACTGGCAGACTATCTGAATTAACTAACGAAGATATAGAGTTTGATAACTCTGGGGATGAAGGCTTTTAATGGATTTAGTATTTGATATAGAAACAGACGATATTCATGCGACAAAAATATGGTGTATCGTTGCCCAGAATCCTGACTCAGGTGAGATATTTAAGTTCCCACCGAACAAGTTAGAAGAAGGGTATCAGTTTCTTACCACAGCCGACAGATTGATTGGTCATAACATTATTGGATTTGATATTCCGATGGTGCATAAGTTTAGTGATGTCGATTTATCTAACATAGAAGTTATTGATACTCTTGTTTTATCTAGACTATTTAATCCAACACGTGATGGTGGTCACTCACTTGAATCGTGGGGGTATAAACTAGGATATCCTAAGATTGAGTTTGAAGACTACCTTAATTACTCTACTGATATGTTAAACTATTGTGTACGGGATGTACAGTTAAACACTAGAGTACTACAAGAACTTCGAAAAGAATCAAAAGGTTTTTCAAAAGTATGTATTGATCTTGAACAAAGCGTAGCAAAGATTATTAAAGATCAAGAGTTAAATGGTTTTAAATTTGATATGCACTCAGCACAAATGCTTCTTGCAGAACTAAGAGAAAAGATGCAACAGATTGAAGATGAGGTACACACAACATTTAAACCTAAATGGGTGGACACAAAACAAGTTTCTCCTTACATCAGAAAAGATGGCAATCTTTCTAAGCGTGGTTTAACCGATGATGAGTATCAAAAATGCTTAGATACAAATGACTACTCTCCTTTTATGAGACAAACTTTACAGGAGTTTAATCTCGGTTCTCGTAAACAGATTGGAGAATATCTTATTGACTTTGGTTGGAAGCCAGATAGATTTACACCTACTGGTCAGCCTATTGTAGATGAGAAAACATTATCAGAGATTACACATATCCATGAAGCAAAACTCATTGCTGATTTTTTATTACTACAAAAGCGTATTGCTCAAGTCGATTCTTGGGTAGAGTCAGTACAAGATGATGGTCGTGTTCATGGTTTTGTTATTCCCAACGGTACAATTACCGGAAGAATGACACACAGAAAACCTAATATGGCTCAAGTACCTTCAGTCAGTAGTCCTTATGGTAAAGAATGTAGAGCTTGTTGGACTGTAGATGAAGGCAACGTGTTACTCGGAGTGGATGCAAGTGGTCTTGAGATAAGAATGTTAGCACACTATATGGATGATAAAGATTTTATTCAGGAGATTTTAGATGGAGACATACACACAGCTAATCAAAAAGCTGCAAAACTTAAATCAAGAAATCAGGCAAAGACATTCATCTATGCACTTATGTACGGAGCAGGAGATGAAAAGCTTGGGAAAGTGGTTGGAGGAAATTCAAAAGACGGTAAACGAGCTAGAGAACATTTCTTTGATAATAAACCTTCATTTAAATCTCTTAGAGACAGAGTACAAAGAGCAGCTACCAAAAAATATCTCAAAGGATTAGACGGTAGAAAGTTATATATAAGAAACAACCATGCTGCTTTGAATACTTTATTACAAGGTGCAGGATCAATTGTTATGAAGAAAGGTTTATCACTACTTGCAAATCGTTTAGAGTTAAGCATGACACCTTTTAAATTTGTCGCTAACATTCATGATGAATGGCAGATAGAGGTAACAGAATGCAGAGCTAATAAGGTTGGCTCTTTGGCAGTAGAAAGTATTATTGATGCAGGTAAACATTTTAATCTTAGATGTCCACTAGATGGAGAGTATAAGATTGGGAGGAACTGGAGTGAAACACACTGACACACATTCAACAAATAGAAAAGGAGACCTAGCAGAATATTATGCTGTAACTTGGTTGTGGGATAATGGATATGAGGTATTCAAGAACTGTGGTTGTGATGGTTCGGTTGATTTAATAGCAATTAAAAATGGTGAAACTACATTCATAGATGTAAAAACAAAGTATCCTACATCTGGGATAAGTAGAACCAAAGAACAACTGAACTTAAATGTTCAAATATTAAACTACCATCCATCAACACGAAAAATAAATTTTGTAAAACATAGAAAATAATATGACTAAATCTAAAAAGACTCTTGACACATTAGTCGAAGATATATATAATAAGATAGGTGTACTTGCTGATGGTGAGCATATTGATCTAGACCCAGAGACTATCGACCAGTTTGGTGAGTCTATGAAAGATATACTTTACAAGTGGTCTCATCCTGAACCAAGAGGTGATGCAACCTTACGTATGTCTAACATAGGTAGGAAGTCACGACAGTTATGGTTTGATATGAAGTCAGAAGGTACTCCAGAAAGGATGCCACCTTCTTTGTTTATTAAATTTTTATATGGACATTTACTTGAAGAGATAGTTATATTTCTTATCAAACTGTCTGGACATAAAGTTACTAGTGAACAAAAAGAAATCAAGGTATCTGGAATCAAAGGACATATGGATTGTGTTATCGATGGAGAGGTTGTTGATATTAAAACAGCTTCCGGATTTGCTTTCAAAAAATTCAAGGATGGTACTCTAGCAGAGAATGATATGTTTGGTTACATGGCTCAACTTGCAGGGTATGAAGCAGCAGAAGGTACTGACAAAGGTGGCTTCCTTGCTCTTAATAAAGAGTCAGGTGAGTTAGCTTTATATAGACCTGATAACTTTGACAAGCCAAACATCAAGAAAAAAATTACAGATATAAAGAAAGCTGTTAAATTAAAAAAACCACCTGCTCTATGTTATAGTCCTATTCCTGATGGTAAGTCTGGTAACATGCAACTTCCGAGAGAGTGTGTATATTGCAGACACAAGTTCGAATGTCATAAAGATTCTAATGAGGGTAAAGGTTTAAGAGTATTTAAATATTCAAATGGATTACGTTATCTTACACAAACACCTAACCCACCTAAAGTTATAGAGGTAACACAAATATGAGTGGAAGCAGATCAAAGAAACTAAGAAGACAAGCAGAAGACTTACTTATTAATTGGTTAAGAACAATGGTTCCCGATGGAGAAGATACATCTAAAATCAATAGAAAGAATCTTTATGAGTTCTTACCAGAACAAACTCATATCTTTGCTAACAATAGATATTTGTTAAGTGCATACAGTTTACGTTGGTTTTATAAACAAGTCAAAAGAAATCCAAGCATAACTCTTGGAGAACTTAATGCCTAGAAGAGTACCTAGAAAACCTAGACCCAAAAAAATTAACGTACCTAAAGGATATGATAGTGCTTGGGAGTTTGATATGCATCAGACTCTACTGCAAGACTGGAAACATCATTGGGATAAGATTGATTATATCGTAGAGCATACTTATGAGCCAGACTTTGTAAAACTTATTAATGGTCAAACTATATTATTAGAAGCTAAAGGAAGGTTCTGGGATTATGCTGAATACAGCAAATACATTTGGATAAGAGAATCTTTACAAGAACAGATAGGAGAATTTGAATTAGTATTCTTATTTCAAAAACCTTTTGCACCTATGCCGGGAGCAAAGAAAAGAAAAGACGGAACAAAAAGAACTCACGCTGAATGGGCTGAAACAAATAACTTTAGATGGTACAGTGAAGATACTTTACCTGATGATTGGAGAAACGATGAACTATAAATTTAATGAAGATGAATTAATACAAGAACTAAAGGCTTATATTGATGATACATATGGTCAGCATTA